ATTGCTTCCAACAGCATTAGCTAAAGATTGAAGACCAATAGCTGTATTATTTGCCCCCGTAATATTAGTACTTAAAGCGGCTTTACCAACTGCTACATTACTTGCTCCTGTAGTATTAGCCAATAAAGCACTTGCACCAACTGCGGTGTTGTTACTTGCGGTGGTGTTTCCACTTAAAGCTAAATATCCCAAGGCCACGTTTCTCGTACCAGTCGTATTTGCATCGCCAGCTAGTCCACCGACTATGGTGTTGAGTATGCCTGTGGTGACTGCTGATCCTGCGTTATAACCAATACCTACATTGTAGCCATCTGCTCCTGCGTTTTGAAGAGATAAAGCGGATGCTCCAATGGCTACGTTATTTCCATGTGCATCTTCAGTTTTAAGAGCTTCCCAACCGATAGCAACATTAGAATCAGCAGTCGTAATCGCAGTACCTGCATTTCTTCCTATTACAATATTGCGATTTCCACCTGATGCTATTGAGTCACCTGCGTCTAAACCTATACGAACATTGTCGTCTCCTGCTGAAGCAGTAAGAATGTCAGCACCAGTTGCAAAGGTTACGTCTCCTGCAAAGGTAGCCTTTTGAGAATTATCAATAGTTAGTGCTACTGTACCAGTAGTCTCCAGTGTCATAACTTCTGGATTGGCGCCGTGGTTATATTTTATTTTACCTCTAGCGGAGGCGTTGTCGGAAAATAGTATTTCGCTTGTGCCACCAGCCGAACCATTTCCGATTTCAACTTGTGTAGCTGTTATAGCAGCAGAAGACGTAATAGCTCCATCAACTTGCAGAGTAGATGACATATCTACTGCACCATTAATATCAATCAGTGTTGAGTTAAGTTCTATTTCGTCATCTGCATTAATGTCTAAGTCACCGTCAGCAGGAGAACCAATGTTTATAGCACTGTCACGGAATTGAAATACATCTGCACCAGCAAGTTTTAAACCTGTATCAGCAACGTGAGTGAGCGTAACATCTAAGTCTGCACCAAAACCTAACGTAGCTCCATCTGTTAATACATCTAAATTACCATTAACATCTAAAACTAAGTGTGGAGTATTAGCTTCGTATTTATCTCTATCTGCGTAAAACTCTAATTCCATCTGACCGCCAGAACCATCAGTCCTTGCTTTTATGCCAGCATAGTGAGGTTCAGTTCCTGAAGTGTCATCATTTCTAAAAGCCAAACCACTTACAAAAACATTATCACCAAGCGAAGTTGTTGTGTTAGTAAGTTCTAGTGTAGAACCGCTTGTGCTTCTTACTTTTACATCACCAGCGTTGGCTGTTACAGCACCAGCAACTGTAAGTGTAGATGCCATATCAACAGCACCGTCGATATCTACTACATCTAGGTTAGTTACACCGTCTACGTCTATGTTACCTGAGATGTCTAAGCTTGATGCAATGATCTCACCGCTGGCGTTTATAGCACCATTAATGTCAATAGTAGTAGCCGCAATCTGTATTTCAGTATCGGCAACTATGTCTAACTGACCATCTGCCGATGAATTAATAAATATACCGGTGTCACGGAATTGTATCTTTTGGTTTGTAGCTGTGGTGTTTCCGATAGCTAAGACTTCAGTTAACGTATCTACTGTATCAACTTGGCTATCTACATAAGCCTTAATAGACTGCTGAGTAGCAAGCTTCGTGGCGCTATTAGACGCCATGTTGTCTTCGTCCTTAATACCGGTAACAGTCGCGCCGTCACTTGCAATGTTTAAACTTGTGCTTGCAACAACCGTACCACCCGTCAAAGTCGGAGTAGTTATCTCAGTAGCCCGTAATTTGGTGTAAACGTCCGTAACAGTAGCCGCACTTGCGCCGCCACCGTTAAACTTGACTACCATGTCAACGCCCGCAGGTATCTCTAAGTCCCTACCCGAGTTGTAAGTGCCTTGGAAAAGCAGAACAGACCGACTACCCGCCAAACTATTTCGTACAAAAACTATCTTTTCAGCATCATTGGGGTCTAGCTGAACAAATACAGAAGCTCCAAGATCGCCTGAACTGTAAAACTCAACCCATTTATTGCGCCCGTCTGAAGTCGAACCGTTGGTTATAGCCAATGTATTGGGGGACCCCGAAGAGCCCGCAGAAGTAAGAGTGACACGGACCGCGCCATTAACAGCTTGGTCTAGGATATCGAAGTTTACGTTAGTGGTATCGCCCCATGTACCCGACTGTTCGCCGGTGGCTGGTTTCTCGATCCCGAGATTTACTGTATATGAACTAGGCATCTTTTATATCCTTACGCTGCTATCCGCGTCCAACTAGCGTTTTGAGAGGGTATTTCCACTGACCACGCAGGTGATTGACTTGGGGTTTCGTTAGTATAACCCGGATTTTGATCCGGTACAATGTTTCCGTAAACCAATGCGCCAGAAACAGAACCGGTGGCTAAAACCCCGGTTACGTTAATATCTACATGGTTTTGTGCTTCTACAGCTCCTACACGCCCTGTAGCCGATAAACCGGTTACTTTTGCAGAAGCGTTACTTGCAATGGCTTGTCCAACGGAGCCAGTTGCCGTTACCGAAAAGGCAACATTAGTGTTCCAAGTTCCCGTACCCCACCCCTGTGCTGAGTTATTCCAACCAAGGAATGCGGCGACAGAATCAACCATTAGGCTATCCGAATAATTGCGTTAGAAGCATCTGCCGTTGGGAATACTACTGTAAAAGAGCCATTGGTGGATGCTTTATCTGAACCAAAGTCTAAAATAACGACCGCAGGATTTCCCGAAGCGGAATCATTATAAATCATTGCACCACGAGCAGTAATTGTTGAAGATGACCACGTTGTGTCTGGAAAGTCCGTAAAAGCTGTAGTTCCAGACGTTGTTGGATCAACCCGCGTTAAGGTGTTTCCCCCCGCGGTGTAACCTGTTCCAGATACCTCGTTAGACGTGGTATATGCGGTGGTTGCCGCGGTAAACGACGCACTATTTGTATAGAGCGCAATTTTAAAAGTGCTTCCACCTGAGTTTTTAAAGTTATGCACGGCCTCAAGAATTTCTTTCTTGAAGCTTGTACACATGAAATTTCCTGAAAAGGCCATGCCTACGTCTCCTTATGTGTTACAAGTTCAGATTTCATTGTTTCGGCCTTATTAACCTGCCGGTCCGATATTCATCGGTGACTTCTTTGGATTCACCAAACATTTTCATGCTGTTGATTGCTTCAGTAAACCGTTTTTCATAAATAGCCATAACGTCCGCCTCACCTTTCATAAATATGTAGGCTTCCATTAAAGTTCCATAAAGCAACGCTATTTCGGCATTTTCACTTAACCATGTCGTACCACTGTCTGCTCCCGCGGTTAGACTTGCCGGACGATAAAAGTAATGTAACTCTACAGCGTATGCACTATTTGGGGTTGGACCCAAAATAAAGTTATCTACGTCAAAAACAGCATAATATCTTGGATTTCCTGTAGTTGTGGCATCTGGATTGAAAGATTGTACAAAATCTGAGTCTTTAAAGTCTAAAAATACGTGATCTCCGTCCGAATCAACAAAAGAAAGAGCAAAAGAAGCCAAATAATCACTGGGACAGGCCAAAAACTTGTTTGAAGCTGTCATTTTGCCACTTACATTCTTCTTAAATAAGCTTAGTTGCACATTTTTGAGAATACGTTCTTCCGCTTGACGTATAAATAAGGGCAAATTACTTACAAACGTTGTTTCATCGTTCTCCGTGTAGTCCTGAACGGCTTGTTTTAGTTGCCCATATGTAAAGCTCATGTCACCACCGTCACTATTCCAGCTTGTCCAAACCCTGTAACAGGCCGCAAGTTAGGGTTTTCAATTAAAGGAAGTCCAACATAAACATCCATAGGTTCTACTCGATCGGGCCTTGCGTTTTGCAGTGCTTCCGGGTCCACAACCTTTTTAAAAGGTCCAAGTTGCGGGTGTTTAGTCTCAAACTCATCTTTTCCTACAAGCAAACCATTCCATTCTTTGCGCATATCTCTATACCGGTACCGAAATCCCGACCTATCTGATATTGCGTATGAATTTTTACCGGATGCAAATTTAGACATTAACCCACCCTATAAAGATGTGAAGGGGCAACATTGAAAGAAGATCGATCTCTGTCTTCCGTAGCAGCTCTTTCAAACTCTTCTTCATATACCGCTTTTAGCATTTGCACACGATTTGGAGCGCGTTTTAGAGCAAGATAATAAGCTAATCCTGCGGCTAAACAAGGGTAAAACCTAAAAGGCATGTCCATATTGTTTATAAAGGTATCGGCATCGTCCATGCGTGTAAGAGCATTGTAAAAAATAACATCAGTAAAGTTTTCTGGAGTAGGCCAAATCCTTAAAATCGGCGTAACCTGACGATCTAAAAAAAACTGGTTAGGCCGAGACTGAGTGGTCTTGTTAGGAATATTAATATAGTCATCTCTACTTAGCCTAGACAAAGCAAAGTCTGTCCCGTCTCGCCGAACTACCACAGACAAAATATCTATATTGCTTTTTACGTTAGAAAAATCTACCGCAGAAGTTACAGTGGTACTAGCACCACTTGTTTCACCTACAATAGTTTCACCCGCAACAAATGTCCCTAAAGGTATAGTTATAGCAAAAACAGTAGCAGTAGTAGCACTTGTTATTGAAGCAGTAGCACCACTTGTTACACCCGTAATATTTTCACCCTCAATAAAAGCGTTAACAGTCCCTACTATTATATTTAATATTCCGGCAGGATAGTCAGAAATACCTTTAACTAACGGCAAAGATACCTGCTTAATAGTCCATTGATTCAAACCCCGGTTAGCCCAGTCTGCAAGCAACAGATTGAGAGAACGCTTTGCTGTTTTGAGATCGTAACCGGTACGAACCTCTAATCCGCAACGCTCAAACGCTTCCTCAACGTATTCAGCCACGTCTAACTCGAAGTCTTTGCTGTTAGATAGGGTCATCTTATTCCTCGTTGTAAAGGTTATCGAATATTTTATTTACATCTAACGTGTAGTCTAGGTCAGATTTAGAGTAATGTATATGCTGTGATGGTTTAAAGTCCGGCGCTCCCTCACCCGTCTCAAACCATGCTGGATGCGTGACCCTTACTCTATTGTTGGGTAACGCTACTATATTGCCTGTCCACTTTCCCGCGTCCAGAAGCTGCAATACATGAGCTTGCTTATGCTGTGCCGGGTCATCGGCCACATCTGTATCAGTATAGTCCACAGTAAACAGGTATTTGGCAGGGTAGAACCCGCCATCAATCTTTGCCATCCAAGGACAAGGCGTGGCCCTGTCTAGCGTATACACCGCATGCGTGTGAGACGGACAATCCCAAGGTTGTGCGGCATGCACGGGCATGGCTTCTGGCCACTCCTCAAACCTTTCATCGGCTACCAGAGCCGTTATAGGCATCCTAGCCCACATAGCGCCGCCATGGACGTTCTCGTCGTCATCTTCATCTGCCTCACAACCGGTAAAGATTACTTGAAAGCTCAAGCATCGGTTGGGCATTGTAGTAACGGCAATAACCATAGCATGCAGAAATTCGCCGTGATAACGCTCATGGTTGACCGTATATTCACGACGAACCCAACACTTAAAGTGTGGTATGTTGCTTTGCAAAAATGGCATATTAAATTTTTACCACTTTCATGCCCATTCCTTTTGCAGCGGCCCTAAGCTGGGTAGCAGTCATTGCTGTTCCGCCAGCCTTCATTTTAGCAACGCCACCTTTAGCGTAACCTTTTTTAGCCATGCCTTTTTTAGCCATGCCGCCATTAGCCATTTTCTTCACGGCTCCGCCTTTAGCGTAACCCTTTTTCTTCATGCCTTTTTTAGCCACGCCGCCTTTAGAAAAACCTTTTTTCTTCATCATAGTCTTTGCTCCTGCAATGGGGCCTCCTGCGCTTGCTTTAATAACAGGTTTAGCCGTTTTAGCCGCATCTTTAAAAGCTGCCGCCGTGGGGGCTCCTTTAGAGCCCGGTTTTCGCATTTTTTCCCCAGAACCCTTTGCAATTCTAGCTTGTTTGTTTCGTATATTTGAATATAAGCCTTGTTTAGCCATTAGGTACACTTCCATCTTTTGCGGGCTTGACGCAAACGACTGTTAGGGTCTTTTGCCGCCTTGGGGAATTTTTTCATTTGACCGGCAGACCGAGCGCAATAAGACTTACGCCGCTTTGCATCCGCGCTACCTTTTTTAACTTTTCCAGTAACCGCGGTTTTTAACTTAGAACCGGGGTTCTTTTTTCGGTGAGCAGCCACACCTTTCTTAGTCATTCCCGCCCCAGATTTAGTGGGACGGTAATTAGTCTTGTTTCTTTTTATCGGCGTATCTTTGCTCAAGAAAACCTCCTACGCGTGGTAGAACATCATAAGATCAAATTGCGGAACAACAAATG